AAGGTAGCGTTCGACTATTTTTACTTTTTCTACTGGTTCTATCTTACTCTTTCTGAACATGAAAATACCCCCATATAGGACTTTTATATTTCATTGTCCTATATGAGGGTAGCATACCAAAGTCTACTTAAGGGGGACTTTTGATACCAAAGTATACAAAAGAGAGCATTATTTGTTTTCGGAATTACATTCCGGCAAACCGGTAATACTGGTTAGCAGTGATAATATTCCGGCCAGCATGGATGTGGAAATTACTAATTTCGTGTCTATCTGCCCAAGTACAGTTACGGTTCCAATTGTTGCTATGGCGGTCTGCGCGACAGTCTTTATTGCCCTGATACCGGCACATTTAGCCCATTTTTTCCAATCTTTTGCTTTCATGTTACCATCCTTTCTTTTCAGGGTTGATTAAGCCGTTTATCATTAGAACGATTCGATTATTATCCATACAGTTCAGCAATTCGTGATACGCCTACGTAAATTTCGGAAATTTTATACCATGTAGTATAATCGACTGTTCCGGTCTGTGGCAGTCCGAATACTTTCTGGAATGTACGGACTGATTCTGCAGTTGCAGGTCCGTAAATCCCGTCAGCAGTAATTTTCGGAATAGCAGGATAAGCACTTGCTATGACATTTAATTGTTCCTGCATCTGCAAAACTTTATTGCCGGAAGAACCAATTTCCAGAGTATAGCCAGGCCAGGAGGATGGGATGCCGGAGATGGCTTCGGCGGTGTTAATGTACATGTCGTCACCGTAGTAGTAACGGAGAATTTCGATAGGGGAATAGCCCTGGTCGCCTAAGGATTTGGATCCCCATTGGGTCAACCAAATTGTCACAACCTATAAAGTACCCGCAAACCCTTGGTTTTACTGGGTTTGCGGGTATTTTACCTGTATAAGAAAAAGTAGATTTTGAGAGAATCGTTCTTGCGATCGTAGATAATCTTGTCAATGATCTGCTTCAGGGCTTCGTTTTTTTGAATGTATGTATAATTGTTGGAGATGAGAATATCATACACACTCCGGACCTTCTGCAGCATGGCATCCGCTGGATCCTGATCAGATTTATGCGCTGCCTTTTTCAATTCCTTTAATTGTTGTTCTAAGGATTCCCGTTCTTTCTGAATGATAGCTTTATTCGCTTTATATTCTTCCAGTGTATCAATCCCTTCCCGGTAGGAGGCTTTTATTCGTTCCTCTTTGCCGTTTAAACTTTCCAATTGTTCTGTTATAGCCTTGCGCTCATCAAACTGCTCTGTGGGTTGATATTCACGCAATTCATAGACAATATCTTTGGTATCCAATACTTCTTTGATACTGGCCAGAACTTCCTTTTCAAGGACCAGTGAACTTATGCCGTTCGGCTTTTTGCATTTTCCTTTGCTGTATCCGTAGCAGGAGAAGTAAGAATATTTTTCCCCATTGACTCGTTTCATAGTGGTTGAGGTTAAGGTGCGTCCGCAATCCGGGCATTTCAGCAGTCCGGAGAGCCAGTGCTTATAAGTGGAAGAGGGGCGCTTGCCAACCGGCTTGTAGGTGGCTTTAAATCGCTCCTGTGCCGATTCAAATAATTCCTTTGATATGATAGCCGGCTGTTGCCCTTCTGTAACAATCCATTCATCCTTATCTTTGATACGATTGGTGCTGTTCTCTGTCCGGTTCCACCGGATCATGCCACAATAGGAAGGATTCTGGATGATGTATTCGACAGATCTTCGCTCAAATGGCTTTCCGTGCGAAGTCTTGAGTCCTAAAGAATTTAGGTATCTGGCGATATCAAAGAAGCTCATGCCTTCATTTGTGTATTTTTCGAATATAGTCCGAACAATCTTTGCTTCTTCCGGAACAATCACCGGCGGCTTGCCATGCTCCACAACTTTGTAGCCAAGCGGCGGACGTGCCTGGTATGCTCCGCGGAGTGCATTTTCTTTCATTCCACGATGCACTTCACCGGATAACCGGATAGAGTAGTATTCATCCATCCATTCGATGATACGCTCGATCAGGCTGCCGAAAGGATCATCGGAGAGTGGTTCGGATACACTCACGACATCTACATTATGTTGCTTTTTTAATAGAGATTTATAAACGATAGATTCTTCCTGATTCCTGGCGAACCTGGAAAACTTCCATACCAGGATCTGATCAACCGGATGATCATCACCTTTGGCCAGTCCGATCATCTCCTGGAAGCCGGGACGCTTATTAGCTTTCCTTCCGGAGATACCTAGGTCCGTGAAGATCTTCAGGATTACAATATTGTTCTTGGCTGCATAGTCCCGGAGGAGGTGCTCCTGGGAGTCCGGAGAGATCTCTTCCTGATCATGAGTGGATACACGGATGTAGCCGTATGCATATTTTACGCTCATTGTATCACCTTCCTGTAATTATATGTGCGATGTCGCACAAAAATGGGTATAAAAATAACACCTATGCAGGTGCCAGGGAAATGTGATATAATACTCTTGTTCAAGGAATGTTATATCGTGCCTTGGCACTGTATAGTATTCAATAGATCCGCCTCTGTTGTCAGCAGGGGCGTTTCTTTTTTTATTTCAGCAGATCTGCAATACAAATCTTAAGATCACCATAAATCGTAACAGTAACTTCATCGTCAAAGGAATATTGAGTAGAATCCTCTGTTCCTTCGAAAGAGTACACCTGTATGGTCTGTTTCAGCGGATTTACGATCCAGTATTCACGAACACCGGCAGTGCGGTATTTGAACAGCTTTGTCAGGTAATCCATGCGCTGACTGCTCGGTGAGACAATCTCGATGATAAAATCGGGAGCACCGTTGCATCCTTTGTCATTGATCTTTGATGGATCACAAATTACAGAGATGTCAGGCTCCACGTAATTGTAATCATCCTGATTCAAGAAAACTGCAAACGGAGCAGGTAGAACCTCGCAAGGACCGCCCTTTGATTTGATGTAATTCCTCAATGTGGAAGAAAGTTCCATTACAAGTCGTTGGTGCTGGTAGCTTGGCGGTGCCATATCATAGATCTGTCCGTCAATGAGTTCTGCACGTTTTCCTTCCGGAAGAGCATAGATATCTTCGATGGTATAATGGTCATCTTTTAATAATGGCATGTGATCACGTCCTTTCGTAGAGTATAGTTATTTTTGATGATTTTTCTTATTGTTGTATACAGAAATATCGGATATAATACAGAAAAGGAGGTAGTGCTATGAAAAAACAATTTCTTAAAATTATAGATTTTTTGATCTTTATTTTTTCTTTTTTACTTCTTTTAAGTACTTACTTTAAATTACTATCGATTACTTTTTCTAATAATGAAGATAATTTTATTGTGTTGCTTTGGATAGTGGGCATTTGTCTTGCAAGTAAATTTACTCGTCCTCTATATCAGGAGATTCTTGCACTTCGGTTGCCAGTGGAACGTTGGCTGCAGATGCATCATCTAAAATGATTGGTTCAACTTCCAGAGTAGTACAACCAGTAAGTAACGCATCAACAGGATTTTTTAAAGATTCTGGATTTATTCCGGAATCTTTAATTTTTTGCAAAAGATCAGCTTTCTTTTCAAGCACCTCTAATTCGGCTTTTTCAGCTTCTGCATGTTTGATACGGTAATCATCTTTAGCCGAAAAAATGCTTTTTACAATATCAATTGCTCCAGGTACTTTAAATGAGAGAGCGCTGCCGCCGCCTAAGAATACAAGTATAGCAAAAATGAATTGCCAGTTATCTACTAAAAGATTTTTTACATTAACAAGAGAGAATACAATATCTCCAGGAGAATTTAAAGATACTTGAGTCGATATGCATTCCTCTGAAGCAATAGAAGTCAATAATTCGGTAGTTCCGTATAGAACGTTATTGATTGAGCGTGGACCGATAGGTGTTTGCTTTCGAACATTAAGAACGAAAGACATATCATTGCCAAACATATAATAATTATACAAAGCATTGAGTATTTGCTTTGAGTAAGAATCTAAATTTGAAATACCATGATAATTAGAGATTGCTCTACATAACGAATAGTTTAGTTCTTCATTTTTCACTGTTCGAAGCAGAGTTATGTGTCTGCGCTTCTTATAAGGGCAGGAAACATCGTTTATATCAACATCGTGATTATCAATACGATATATAACGTTCTGCTCAAGTTCTAGAGTTTTTGAATCATCTTCATAGTATTCACCAGCAAGTGCAAAAGTAATATAGCTACTTTTAGCACTTGGGATTACGAGAATATCATTAGTTTTGATTTCGTAAATAAAAGAATGACATTTATTAATAACGGTTGAAGGGCGATGAATTTCTTTAAATGTCATTAGTATATCATCTTTTAATGAATCTTTATTTGATTCCGAAAAATCTGTTTCTTGCGAAATGTTATTCCAAGCCAAGGCAACAAAACGCTTTGAAAGAAATTCATTATAAAAATAGCCTTTTTTGGTGCGAATCATCCAAAAATGTGTGGTGGGTGGAATGATCGGAACGCTAAAATTTTCAATTGCGTCAAGCAACGCCAATTGATCTGTATAGGTCATACTTTATCTCTCCTTGCAACTTATTTATGATTTCCCTGGTGTTTGGTAGACACCGGGGATTTTTTTATTATTGGATTATTTATTACTATCTTTTGGCTTTTTAATAAGTGCTACGATTGCTATAATTGCACAAATCAGACACCAGCCAGCCCACACATTTAAATCTGCATAACTTCCGGCAAGGGCAAATCCAAGTAAAGCACCTATTCCGTATAATACAATAATAGCGATGTTTCCACCTTTACCTCCATTGCGTGTTGCAATAGAAACGATTCCTCCGGCAAGGAGTAGGATTGCTACGACAATTCCAGCGGATCCACCAGCTTCTCCATTTGCTTCAAGTGTGTTACTGATTCCAGCAGCACATGACTGGAAACTGACAAAAACAAATAAAATGATTGACAGTATTCCTGATACGAGTTTCCATGTTTTCATAAGTTTTCCTTCTTTCTTATATGATTTTTTCAGAATGTATTTATTCAATCAGATATCTCCGCCATATAAATACTTTCGTATCAAGAGGGCAGTGTATTTATGGTTAGAGATACTGGATGAATCAAGTTATATATTATATTTTCTTAAATATCATCAAGTTAGGGATAAAATAAATTGTGTAGTTATCTATAGTTTTACATTCACCGTATTTATCCCGGTAACAGTCAATGCAGTCTTCTAGATATTCTTCTGTAACATCCAGATATTCTGCAATTTCATATTTGTCTTTACAACCATGTTCATAGGCTCTGATCAGACCGAATAGTCCGATGCTGCGATTGTATCCCCAGAGCCGCGCCTGGCGCTCTTGTTTTCGGTTTCCTGGAACAGTCATATCGAGAATGTTTCCAACCGATGTATAATAATGTCCTAGTTCTTCAGCCAGTACACAGGCTTTCTCAGTTGTATTCATATCTTTTCTCAAATAAATGTCTTTACCTTTTATTCTTCCATCGTAAGTCTTGAAAGGACGTTCCTTGATGGAAATACCTTCGGCATTGGCTTCATCCAGTAAAGCATCGTATTTCATGGTCAACATCTCCAGCGTAATAATAAATCATTAAGTGTCCAATAATCTGGACTCAGTCTAACATATCCTCATCATCCTGACGTTCTTTGGCAGTGTACTGGGTGGTTCTTTCGTGTGCCGCGTTTAATTCATTTCCCATAGAATCGTGATGTATAATATGGTCTGTAACAGAGATTACATCACTAAAATCACGAGTTTGAACAGCTTTATATTGCGGAATATATTGCAATTCAACAATCCTTTTTTCTGCTTCTTTTAGTCCGGCACTATTTAAAAGACTTAATGAATTGATAATGTTAGTACAGTCAAAATTTAAATAGTCATTAATACAAGATATTCCAAAACGTCTACGAGTAAATGATTCCAAATGCTTCATGTCTGGATCAGAGTTTGGATCCAACAATAAATTAGAAGTTATAGTTGCATTCGAACGCTTCAAGGATTCATATATATTAACTAATTCAAAATCTTGAATACAAGTAACAATATCATTATTGCTGTTCAATATGGTCATAGCGTTAGATCCCTCATTAGGAGAGTATTCTACTCTATAATGATCCTTGGTTAAAATATCAATTATTTCATCTATTTCATTTTCAAATCTTACAATATTAGGGTCTTCATATCCCATTAACCATGTTTCATCTACGTCAAGAGCGCTAGCAAAAGCAGAAATTTTAGATTGAGGAATATCGTTTTTTCCCATTTCTATTTTATTTATTGTAGATCTTGATTTGTACCCCATTTTTTTAGCTAGCTCTTCTTGTGACATGCCTAATTCTTCTCGTCTACTTCGTATTCGCTTATATAATTCCATATCACTACCTCGTTATAAATACTTTTATATTAATATAAAGATTTCTTTATAATGACTATAACATCCGGTAGAATAAAAATCAACAAAAATATGAAAATATACAAAATAGTGTTGACAAATAATCAACACTATGAGATATTACTGAGTGTAGATTAAAAGTCAACAAAGAAAGGAGAAAAAACATGACTGATACGATCGAATTAGAGATTGCAATAAAAAGATCAGGCTTAACAAAGCGAGAAGTTGCGAAAAGACTCGGATTATCTGAAATGGGATTTTATCAGAAGCTTAATAATGTTACTGAGTTTAAAGCAAGTGAGATAGAAGCACTGATTAAAATGCTTTCAATCAAGGATATTGGCAAAATTTTTTTTGCTGGAAATGTAGATTGCAAATCTACATAAGAAGGGAGGGAGTAGATTGGAAATCGCGGTTGGCCTGTATATTGTTGGAATTACTTTAATAATGGGATATCTGATAAACAAATATCCCAGAGAAACGATAGCTATTATATTCCTTTACATAATGGTGCTATTACAAGTTGTCCAAAAATATTTTCAACAGAAATAGTAAGAACAACATATACGCAACAATCAAAAGACGTGTGGACAAGAAACCTAGTATTAGACTGAAAAAGGCAATTGCTGGTAATTCAATCCATATACAAGCGAATACCATGCGGATTTTTGAATGATATTGTTCGTAGTTGATTCGATAAGAAATGCTGCGGACAGGAATATGGGCTTGCTTACATAATTTGTCATATGTTTTTGAAATTTGGTCACAAATTCGAAACCATTGATTATAGCCATATTTATTCTCCTGCAGAGCAGATGGTTTTTCAAGCCAACGAATCTCTTGACGTAAAACGGGGTCAATAAGAAGAGAGTGTGAATTTTCTAATTCATAGTATTTAGAAAGAAAGGGGGATATATCATCGAGAGATACTTTTTTGTAAAGAAAAGGTTCAATTTCTAAAAAGAGTGGGTGATAGACCTTATCGAGTCTTTCACGAGCTACAGTAGAGAGATTAGAGTTTCGACTAATTAGTAAAGTAAAGATGCCAAGCGTGAGCGTGACAGATGGTTCTAATAAAATATTTATAATTTTTCCTAAATTAATGCTTGATACAAACGAAAGCATGTCAATTTTCCTTTCATCATTTGATAGGAAAATTATACCAGAGAACCGCAACAAGTACAAACCATTCCACATAACCTATAAAGAGGTGATGCAGTTTTGAAACATATTAACATCGTGATCATCGATGGAGTAGAGAGAGACATAGCTACATTATCTGCAGAAGAACGAGTAAAGATCGTGAATGAGCTGAATCGTGTAGCTGTTGGATATCTGGGATACCAGAAAGAGAAAACCGCTTAGGCGGTAGGGGAGGTGGACAAGCATGAAAAGAAGAGGACCAAGAACAAAATGGCAGAGAATCATCAGAGAAACGGTGTTAGAGATCCTGATCGGCGCCGCAATCGGACTTGCATTTGATGCAATGTTATTTATCTGGTTGCTTGTAAGGTGAAGGAGGTGAGGACGTTGCAAGAGATACCAAGGTTGATGGATGATTATGAATTCCGGAAAGAACTGGAAAGAATCCGGGAGCACTTAAATGCGATCAGTAAGGGTTCGAATACCGTAGAGGTGCGAAGAAACTATCTGATCAGCTGGGTGACAATACCATCAGCAAAAATTTATACGCCGGATCAGTTAAGACAGATATTTGATCTGACGTGGAAATAAGAAGAGCACCCGTATAAGCCGGCAAGCTTCGGGCGCTCAGAAAATTAGTCAACTATATTATATGAGAAGAAAGGAAATTAGTCAAATGATTAAAGCAATATCACAGTCCGTTTGTAGCGGAATAACGGGATGCCAGGTAGAATTACTTGGATCAGGAACAGAACTGATAAAGGAATACAAAGGAGTTACAGCGGCAATGTATAAATCACTTCGTGGACATATGCCAGAAGAACTGGCAAAAGAAGCTCTGACAGATATTGTAACTGACACAATTAAGCAGGCGGAGGAGAAAAGATGAAGACGCTGAAAATTACAACGGATAATAAGATTTCGATCATTGATCTGGATTTTGATCATGAAAGCTTGAGAGAAGAAGTTGGCGGATATGTAGAGTTGGTGAGAACTCAGAAATTACGGGATTATTTCAAAACCAAAGTAGTCATGATCGTTGATGAAGAAGGTCTTGTGAAGAATCTTCCGATGAATCCGATGGGATGCTATTTTTACGACACGGACAAACATGGGAATCCTATTGTAGGAGATGTGATCTTAGGCCTGCTGGTTGGATTCGATATGCATGTTACCGGGTTAGGTGATCGGGATGCAGAGCAGTGGATGGAGAAGATGTTAAAAGATTTTCCTATATTGAAAAGAGGAGATGAATAGAGATGGCAGATAGTATCAAGATTAATAAGTTGGAAATTGAAAATGTGAAGAGAATCAAAGCCGTAAAGATTGAACCGACAAAGAACGGATTAACGATCGTCGGTGGGAATAACAATCAGGGAAAGACCTCTGTATTGGATTCTATTGCCTGGGCGCTTGGAGGAGATAGATACAAGCCTTCCAATGCAACCAGAGACGGATCAACGATACCGCCAAATTTACATATTGTTATGAGCAATGGTTTGGTTGTAGAGCGCAAAGGAAAGAACAGCAGCTTAAAGGTAACAGATCCGAACGGAAACAAAGGTGGACAGCAGCTGCTTAATGATTTCGTGGAACAGTTGGCGCTGGATCTTCCGAAGTTTATGGAATCCTCCGGAAAAGAAAAAGCGCAGACATTATTAAAAATTATTGGTGTGGGTGATCAGCTGACAGCTTTAGAGCAACAGGAAAAAGAACTTTACAATGAAAGATTGTATGTAGGACGTACAGCTGATCAGAAAGTAAAGTTTGCAAAAGAACAGCCGTATTATCCGGATGCTCCGAAAGATCTGGTGTCTCCATCAGATCTGATTAAACAGCAGCAGGAGATTCTTGCAAGAAACGGTAAGAATGAGGAATACCGCCGGAATGCAGTGAATATGAAAGCGGAATACGATTCCCTGAATATGGAGATTGAGAATCTCAGAAAGATGCTTCAGAAGAAGATGGAACGGCATGAGGCATTATCAGAAGCTTTGGAAGTAGCCAATAAAACGGTAAGTGAGCTCCATGATGAATCAACAGCAGAGCTGGAAGCAAGCATCGCCAATATCGAAGAAATCAATCGTAAAGTCAGAGCGAATCTGGATAAGGATAAGGCAGAGGAAGATGCCAGGGCTTATCAGGACCAGTACAATGAACTGACAAAGAAGATTGAAGGTGTGAGAGATCAGAAGACAGAACTTTTGAATGCTGCAGATCTTCCATTACCGGAATTGTCTGTAAAAGAAGGTGAGCTTATATATAAAGGCCAGCAGTGGGATAACATGTCTGGATCTGACAGACTTAAGGTCTCCACTGCAATTGTTCGAAAGTTGAATCCGAAATGTGGATTCGTGTTGTTGGACAAGCTGGAACAGATGGATTTAGTAACATTGAATGAATTTGGACAGTGGCTGGAACAGGAAGGCTTACAGGCGATTGCCACAAGAGTCAGCACCGGAGATGAATGCAGTATCATCATTGAAGATGGTTATGTAGTCAAAGACCTGGAAGCCGGTAAAGCAGAAGCTCCGGCAGCTCCAACATGGAAAGCAGGTGTATTTTAATGGAAATTACGAGAGGAAAAATCCAGAAAGCAAAAAAAGTTGTGATCTATGGTCCTGAAGGTATTGGTAAATCAACATTCGCAGCAAGATTTCCTGGAGCAGTGTTTATTGATACAGAAGGAAGTACTAACGATATGGATGTGGCAAGACTGCCACGTCCTACCAGTTGGAACATGCTTTTTGATGAAATCGAATATATCAAGACGCATACAGATGAGTGCAGAACGTTGGTAATCGATACCGTTGACTGGGCAGAATTGCTTTGCGTGGAACATATTTGTGCTGTTCATAACAAGAAAGGAATTGAAGATTTCGGCTATGGAAATGGATATGTCTACACAAAAGAAGAGTTCGGACGGTTCTTAAATAAGCTGTCGGATCTGATTGAGGTTGGCATCAATGTGGTCCTGACAGCTCATGCACAGCTTCGGAAATTCGAACAGCCGGATGAACTTGGAGCTTATGACCGTTGGGAATTAAAGCTTGGAAAAAAGACACAGTCCCAGACTTCTCCACTGGTTAAGGAATGGGCGGATATGCTGCTTTTTGCAAATTACAAGACATTTTCTGTAGCGGTAGGGAAAGACGGTAAGAAACATAAAGGACAGGGCGGTAAGCGTACCATGTACACCCAGCATCATCCGTGCTGGGATGCAAAGAACCGTTTCGGATTACCAGAAGAATGTGAATTTGATTATTCTGTGATTGCAGAGATTATCGAAGGAACAAAGAAATCTGTGCCGGCTCCTAAAGAAGAAAAGCCGATTGAAATTCAGAAACCATCAGTAAAAGATAATGATTTTATGAATATTCCAAAGGATACAGATGAAAAAGTTGATTTCGATACGGGCGCTAAGGTTGAAGAACCGGTTAAATCAACGGGCACGAAAGTGGAAGATTCTGTATTCCATATTGCAGAGTATATTCCAAAAGCATTAAGAGATCTGATGTATCCAAATTTAGTTTCAGAAGAAGAACTTATGGAAGCAGTATATCAGAGAGGCTTCTTCCCTAAAGGAACGCCCTTTCAGAATCTGCCACAGGAATTTATTGACGGCTGCCTGATCGGAGCATGGCCGCAGGTATTAGATGTAATCAAAACAATGCGGAGTCATTATGATATTCCGTTTGATAAATAAACAGGAGGTATAGATATATGAGTGAAGAATTAAAAGGAAGAGAGTTAGGCTGGGATGATGAAATTGAGAAAGGAGCCGATTATGTGCTCCTTCCGGAAGGTGAATATGATTTCACAATCGAAAGCTTTGAACGTGGACGTTTTGAAGGAAGTGATAAGGCACCGGCATGCCCAAGAGCAGAGTTAAAAGTGAAAGTGGAAACTTCGGAAGGTGTGTGCATAATGAATGAGAGTCTTTTATTGTACGACCGTATGCAGTGGAAACTTGCAGAATTCTTCTTGTCTATTGGTGCAGAAGAAGTAAATGGTAAAGTAAAAATGAACTGGAATATTGTCCCAAGAGCAACAGGTCGTGCAATCATCGAACAGCGTGCGGATCGTAAAGATCCAAGTAAAAAATATAATCATGTGAAGAAATTCCTCCCAAAAGCAAAAAAAGAATATAAGGCAGGATCATTTTAAATGGAGCTCCGACCATATCAGCAGCAGGCGAAGGATGCTATTTTCTCTGAATGGGAGAACGGCATCAAGAAAACGCTGCTGGTGTTGCCAACGGGATGCGGAAAAACAATTGTCTTTGCAAAGGTTGCAGAAGAATGTGTTAAGGGAGGAAGCCGCGTCCTGATACTGGCACATAGAGGTGAACTGCTGGATCAGGCTGCAGATAAAATTGGTAAGTCTACAGGACTTGGCTGCGCAACCGAAAAAGCAGAGCAGACATGTCTGGGGAGCTGGTTCCGGATTGTGGTAGGATCCGTGCAGAGCATGATGCGGGAGAAAAGATTGAACCAGTTTCCAAATGATTATTTCAATACGATCATCATTGATGAAGCACATCATTGTATTTCAGATAGTTACCAGAAAGTATTGAGACATTTTCCGGATGCGGAAGTCCTTGGTGTAACTGCTACACCGGATCGAGGGGATATGCAGAATCTTGGTACAGTATTTGAAAGCCTGGCTTATGAGTATACTTTGCCAAAAGCAATCAAAGAAGGTTATCTGTCTCCCATAAAAGCAGTAACGATACCACTTAAGATTGATATGTCTGCAGTGGGAGTACAGGCCGGTGACTTCAAGAGCGGTGATATTGCAACAGCATTGGATCCATATCTGGAGAGCATTGCTGAAGAAATGGAAAAGTACTGTAGCAATAAGAAGACGGTTGTGTTTCTTCCACTTGTGAAGACCAGTCAGAAATTCCGGGATATATTAAACAATCATGGGTTTAAAGTTGCGGAAGTAAATGGAGACAGTAAGGATCGCGCAGAAATCTTAGAGGCATTTGATAAGGATCAGTACAATGTACTCTGCAATTCGATGCTGCTTACAGAAGGTTGGGATTGTCCGAGTGTGGATTGCATCGTGGTACTAAGACCGACAAAAGTCAGAAGCTTGTATTGTCAGATGGTGGGACGAGGAACCAGATTATCACCAGAGACAAATAAAGATCATCTTTTGTTATTAGACTTCCTGTGGCACACAGAACGGCATGAGTTATGCCATCCAGCATCGTTAATCTGTGAGAGTGCAGAGGTGGCACAGAAAATGACAGAAAACATGGAAAAGGATGCAGGATGTGTAATTGATATTGAAGAGGCAGAAAAGACAGCATCCGAGGATGTAGTAGCGCAGAGAGAAGAGGCATTGGCTAAGCAGCTTTCTGAGATGAAGAGACGCAAGAAAAGGCTGGTAGATCCGCTGCAGTTTGAAATGAGTATTCAGGCAGAAGATCTTTCCGGATACGTGCCTGCATTTGGATGGGAGATGGCTCCACCGTCAGATGGTCAGAAAAAGACACTTGAAAAGTTAGGGATTCTTCCGGATGCAATTGAAAATGCCGGGAAAGCATCCAAGATTCTGGATCGTTTAGATAAACGTAGAAGAGAGGGATTAACAACTCCGAAACAGATACGCTTTTTAGAAAGCAGAGGGTTCCAGCATGTGGGTACCTGGCAATTTGAAACAGCAAAAAATATGATTGATCGAATCGCTGGCAATGGTTGGAGGGTGCCAAGTGGTATCATTCCGGCAGAATATAGAGGATAAATATGGAACAGCATACAGACTTACAGGAAATAATTGAATATTTGAATCCGGCTGAGCTTGATTACCAGGATTGGGTGAATGTGGGAATGGCATTAAAACATGAAGGCTATTCTGTAGATGTATGGGATACATGGAGTAAAAATGACCGGCGGTATCACTCAGGAGAATGTGAGAAAAAGTGGAATACTTTCCATGGCTCTAATTCTCCGGTTACTGCCGGTACAATTGTTCAGTTAGCCATGGAGAATGGATGGAAGCCTTCATATACAGCATATGAACTTGGCTGGGATGATGAGATTAGTGCAGAATGTCTTGTGGTAGATCGGTCATGGGTAGAAGGTAAAGAAATACATGAACCTAGAAACTGGGACCCAGTAAATGAGATTACCCGGTATCTGGAAACACTGTTTGATCCAGGAGAAAATGTCGGATATGTAACGGGAAGCTGGGAGAAGACAGATGATAAAGGAACACGCTGGTTACCACAGAAGGGCTGTTGGGACCGTACTGCCGGACAACTGATAGAAGCTTTAAACCATTGCAATGGCGACATAGGCGCTGTTCTTGGTGACTATAATCAAGAGGCGGGAGCGTGGATCCGCTTTAATCCATTAGATGGAAATGGATGTAAAAATGAAAATGTGACAGAATTCCGTTATGCATTGGTCGAGTCTGATGCCATGGATTTGGAACAACAGCATGCGATTATCCGGGAACTAGAGCTTCCGGTCGCATGTCTGGTATTTTCCGGAAAGAAAAGCTTGCATGCTATCGTTCATGTGGAAGCTGCAGACTATAATGAATATCGAAAACGTGTGGAGTACTTATATAACATTTGTAAGAAAAATGGATTGATTATAGATACTCAGAATAAGAATCCATCACGTCTTTCGAGACTTCCAGGAGTAATGCGAGCCGGTAGGAAACAGTATATTATCGACACCAATATTGGAAAATCCAGTTGGCAGGAATGGTATGAATGGATTGAATCCATGAATGATGACTTGCCGGATACAGAATCGCTGGAAAGTGTTTGGGATGATCTTCCAGCACTTGCTCCACCACTCATTGAGAATGTGCTGAGACAGGGACATAAGATGCTGATTGCCGGACCGTCCAAAGCGGGTAAATCATTTGAGCTGATAGAGCTGTGTATTGCCATTGCAGAGGGACGGAAATGGTTCGGCTGGAACTGTAGTCAGGGACGTGTATTATACGTGAATCTGGAGCTGGATAGAGCGTCGTGCTTACATAGATTTAAAGATGTATACGAGGCATTAGGCTGGTCTGCAAAGAACCTTTCTAATATAGATATTTGGAACCTGAGAGGTAAATCAATACCAATGGATAAACTCGCACCGAAGCTGATCAGACGCGCGGCAAAGAAGAATTATATGGCCATTATCATAGATCCTATTTACAAGGTCATTACCGGTGATGAGAACAGTGCTGATCAGATGGCGAACTTCTGCAATCAGTTTGATAAAGTATGCAATGAGTTGGGATGTGCAGTTATTTATTGTCATCACCACAGCAAAGGAAGTCAGGGAGGCAAGAGGTCCATGGACCGTGCATCAGGATCCGGAGTATTCGCCAGAGATCCGGATGCCATGCTTGATTTGATTGAACTGGATGTTACAGACGATCTTCGCAAACAGGAACAGAATAAAACAGTATGTGCGACCTGTCAGACGTATTTAGATAGCCATTTTGGATGGGAAGATGATTTATCTCAGGATGATTTATGTAGCCAGGTACAGATGATGAATTACTGCAGAGAACACTTATCGCCTATGCAGATGCGGGAACTGCAGAAGCAGATAGATACAAACTTGATCACAACGAACACGAAGACAGCGTGGCGTATTGATGGAACTTTAAGAGAGTTTCCGAAGTTCAAACCGGTCAATCTGTGGTTCGATTATCCGATACATCACGCAGATCAGTCCGGAGTATTGGACGATGTGCAGCCGGAAGATGAGAAGCCTAACTGGAAAAAGGGACAGGAAGCTCGCAAGAAGCAAGGCGAGGTCCAGAGGAAGAATAAACAGGCAAAAGTAGACATGGCGATTGAAAGTTTCCGGTTTGAACATCATGATACATACCCGACTGTGAAAGAGTTATACGAGCAGATCAAGAGTAATTCAGAAGCTGTCGGAGAGAAATATCCGGCAGAAAAAACATTGTGGAACTCATTAAAAAAGTATGGATATACGACAGATAAAGAGACGAAAAGGATTATCCCGTTACCATAATTTTTTAGGTAGTGGGAACATTCCCAGTTTTTAAAAAATAAGGTAGTGGGAAGTTTCCCGATTTTCTTCCTATTTTCTGATTTTCAGGTAGTGGGAACATTCCCTCCCGGCACCTATATATAAATATATACCCTTATCGGGAACGGGAATGTGCGGGCACCCCCTTTAAAGTGTGGGGCGATTGAAGTACGCCCCCACACACAGGCGGGAGCCCACCCAGCACAAACCAGAGTTCAGGGATGAAAAAAGAATTTAGAACTTTAAAGAGGTGAAGCGGATGAAAAAACTTGATTATAGTTTTTTAGAATGTGCAAGACAGATGCCACCAATGAAACACATAAAGTCGGAGCCATTTGATATAACTCAAAGCGAAGTTGCTAAATGGTTGGTGTCGCAGCCAGATATAATGCAAAAAATTTTTGATATGGCTGCAAATCATCATGTGATAACTTATGATGTCAAGACGCAAACTTGGAGAGGAGCTGAATAGTTTGGTGACAGAGTTTTTTATGGTGATGGAGCCGCCTACGATCACACATCAGGAGCATAAGGTTACGGTTGTGAATGGCAAGCCGGTATTTTATGATCCACCGGAACTGAAAGCAGCAAAAGAAAAATTAATTGGTAACCTGTACAAGCATCGAATCATGAAACCGTACAAAACAGGAGTAAGGCTGATCACGAAGTGGTGTTTTCCAAAGCAGAATCATGAAAACGGAGAGTACAGGATCACAAAACCAGATACAGACAATCTGCAGAAGATGTTAAAGGATTGTATGACAAAAGTTGGATTCTGGAAGGATGATGCGTTGGTGGCATCGGAAATAACTGAAAAGTTCTGGGCGGATCAGCCAGGAATTTATATCAGGATAGAGGAATTGCGATGAAGATAAAAATAATGGCATTTCGTGAAGCATACAAGCTATTTGTGGATGCCTGGGGGCTGTATCGAAAATATAGTGCAAGAAGATTGGATGATGCGGAGTGCGAAGCAATGACACGAGAAGCGGATGCGATAAACGAAAAATATCAATCAGACCTTGCGAAAGATATGTTGGTAAGTGTGATTAGGGAAGTATCAAAAGATGCACGGATGAAGATAAAAGATACGGAGGAATAGATCATGGAGAGATTAACACATAAAAGAGAGAACGGTATAAAGCGAGGGTACTGGTCCCCGAATAAGAAACAGGAGCTGGTGGACAGACTGGCGATGTATGAGGACAGGGAAGATGCTAAGGACACAAATGTCCCTGGCAAATGGATTCCGATAAGTGAGAGATTGCCGGAGGATGAAAGTTACATATTGGTATCATTTGAGAATGCAACAATGCCAGATATCGCAAGATATGAAGAAAATGATGAAGGCGGTACATTCTATCCGGGAGATGATGAAAAATCATATTCAAGCTATGGAATATTTGTCAATGCATGGATGCCATTGCCGGAACCATACAGGGAGGAACAACATGAGTGATAAGAAAATACTTGATGTAACCTGTGGTTCTCGAACAATCTGGTTCAACAAAGAGCATCCGGCAGCAGTATATTGCGATATCCGCAAAGAAGAATTAACCGGTATTTGGAAATCGGGTGACGGACAATCAGAACGGGCCTGTTACATAGATCCTGATATTCAATGTGATTTTACAGATTTACCATTTCCAGACGAAACATTTTCTTTGGTTGTGTTTGATCCACCACATTTGAAATATGCCGGGAAAACCGGATGGATGGCTAAGAAGTATGGAAGACTGGACGAACACTGGCCGGAAATGCTACATGATGGATTCCAGGAATGTATGAGAGTTCTGAAAGAAGATGGAGTGTTGATTTTCAAGTGGGCAGAGACGGATATTCCGGCACAGAAAGTTTGGAAGGCAATAGGGCAGAAACCATTATTCGGACATCATAGCGGGAAGAGATCAGGCACGTTCTGGGGATGCTACATGAAAGGACAAGTATAAACAAAACGACGAAGGAGCTGAGAAATGATTGAACAGAGGAAGAGACAGAAGACAGGTAAAGCTGGATAGCCAGCAACACTATAAGGAGTTGGAAGAAAGTCATGATGCGAAGGCAAGTGAGAGATTCCATACACCGCCAGCTTATCAGAGTTATTCGGTGGAGGATTACTTGCGGAAGATGGGAGTAGACATAACGAAGGGAGTAGATGCCGGTGGAGCAGAGACTGGAAGAAAACAATATCAAGAATGAGAATAACCGGAAGAAAGAATATCTGAGAGGATACAGATCCAGTAGAAGACGTATCAACCGTATTGATGATGAAATTATTGAACTGAAAGAATTAGCTGCATCGGTGAAGGCAGTTGATTATTCTGGTATGCCGCATGGCAGTGGAAACCAGAAGGATCTATCTGATGAGCTGGCAAGGATTGATTCGTTGGTAGAAAAACTTGGGGCAGAAAAGGAAAGTTGCGTTGAATCTTATGTTTCTATCGAAAAGCAGATTAAGGAGATAAAGAACGAGGATGAGAACGACGTGTTGTTTTACCGATATGTGAAAGGCTTAAGATTCTGGGAGATTGCAGAGAAAATGGATTATAGTGAGCAGTGGGTACATAAATTGCATGGAAGAGCGCTAGCACATTTAAAGTTACCAACATAATTTATCTTTATTTGTGTTAGTTTATTGAAGTTTAGTATCGATATATGATTTAATTAAAATGAGCTTGAGGTGGAAAGCTGATGGCTCGTTGCAAAAAACAAAAAGAGCCGGGTAGCTAGTCCGGCTCCTTTGTCTCTTATAATCCTTGGATAATTGCAAAGAGCAAAGCAGCTAATGCAATACTAAAAAGTTTAGGATTACATTTGGCAAGCTTTGTTTGTATGTATATTGCGATATTGACCCAATATACACCAAGAATAAACAAGAGAAAATCTGCATTAAGCACCAGTTTTAGAAATTTCATACGATTTCCTCCAAGTTTTCTATTTTGGACTTACACTAAACGAAAGGGTTTAACCGCCAAGAAAAAATGGATGGTGCTTTCAGCAAATTGGAATTAACACTAAAGAAGAAATCAAGAAATCATAAAACTGGTGCTTAACTAATTACGATGCGTATATTCCGTGAATATATGCAATTGCTTTCATTAAAATTGATGATTGACATTTGACTTTCCTCCTTTTAATGTGTTGATTACTCCGAAACCATTATATCAGTAAAAGAAGCATTTGACAAGAAATTATAGTTATATAAGGCACCCTCCGGGGTGCTTTTCTAATGCAAAAAAAACAGGAGGTGAGTCTGAGTGACTGAAAAACAGAAAATATTTGCAGATGAATATCTAGTCGATTTAAATGCCACTCGGGCTTACAAGGTGGCATATCCGAATGTCAAAAATGATGCTGTAGCAGCTGCAGCGGCTGCTAGGCTGTTAAGAAATGTTAAGGTTAAAAACTATATAGCCGAGCAAATGGAAAAAATCCATAATGAAAAGACTGCAGATGCACAGGAAGTAATTGAGTATCTGACGTCTGTTCTTCGCGGAGAAAGCACGGCGCAGGAAATTGTAGTTGAAGGAACCGGTGATGGTTGCAGCGAAGCGAGGACGATGGAAAAATCCCCGTCAGAAAAAGAACGATTAAAGGCTGCAGAGCTCCTGGGCAAGAGATATGCAATGTTTACGGATAAAGTCGAGACGGATGTTGATATGGATTTGAACATCACGATTGATTATGGAGATAATGACAATGAAGAAAGTTAATGTTTTAGGAACGTTATATACGATATATTTGGATGTGCCGGATGAAAAACTTCCGGAAGGTTGTGATGGATGCATGGATCAGAGTGTTCATCAGATCAGAATCGCAAAGTTAGAATCTAGTAGAAACTCTTTAATGAATTTGGGAGAATACAAGAAGAAAGTACTCAGGCATGAAATTATTCACGCGTTTCTGTACGAGTCTGGATTATGGAATAACAGTGGCGGTGCCGAAAGCTGGGGACGGAACGAGGAGATTACAGACTGGATTGCTATTCAGTCACCGAAACTTTTCAAAGCCTTTAAAGAAGCTGATTGCCTGTGAAAATAAATGTTCAAGCTAATCCATGCTTTAAAGAGGTTGACCGCAGTAAAAAACGCTACATCGTGATGAAAGGTTCTGCCGGATCCGGAAAGAGCGTGGATACAGCGCAGAATTACATCCTGAGACTAATGAGAGACAAAGGAAGAAACCTTGTAGCAATGCGAAAGTCTGATATCACCAATCGAGACAGTACATTCGCAGAACTAACCGGTTCTTTGTACAAGATGTTTGGGAATAAGGCTGATGCTTACTGGAAGATTAACAGAAGTCCATTAATGCTTACATGCAGACATAATGGCAACCAGATTATATTCAGGGGAATGAATGATGATAGACAACGTGAGAAGTTGAAATCTATTACATTTCCAAAGGGCAAGCTTACGGACGTGTGGCTGGAAGAAGCTACAGAATTCACGCAAGCAGATCTGGAAATTATCGATGACCGTTTGCGTGGTGAGCTTCCACCAGATCAATTTTATCAGATCAGAATGACCTTCAACCCGGTGAATAAGAATCACTGGATCAAGAAGGTCTTTTTTGATATCCCGGACACGAATGTACTTACCCATCATTCGACTTATCTCGGTAATCGGTTCATTGATAATGCGTACCGTGAACGAATGGAACGTAGAAAGATTGTGGATCCAGAAGGCTATCAGATCTATGGTCTTGGAGAATGGGGCGAGATTGGTGGATTAATCCTTCACAACTGGGAAGTCCGGGAAGTATCACAGAATCTCAACGATTACGATGATGTAGCTATTGGACAAGACTTTGGGTTCAACCATGCGGATGCAATATTGCTGGTTGGTATCAAAGATGAAAATATCTATATCATCGATGAAATATATGAGCATGAGAAAGAGACCGCTGAAATCATACCAATAGCCATACAGCATGGCATACCTGCGAAGAAAATAATGTGGTGTGACAGTGCTGAACCTGACAGAATCAAGGAGTGGAACAAGGCGGGATACAGGGCAAGAGGTGTTGACAAAGGCGGTTCAAAAGGCTCAGTAAATGCACAAATCGATTGGCTGAAAGGTTCGGTTGGTAAGGACCATACTATCAAGCGTAAGATCTATGTTGCACCTCATTGTGTTAACACGATCAAAGAGCTACAGCAATGGAAGTGGAAGAAGGATGAAAGAACGGGTGAATACCTGGATGATCCGGTTCCGGTTATGGATGATGCAATGGCAGCACTGAGATATGCAATAGAAGGATGGCGTAAGGCTAGTAGATGGCTGATGTAAAAAGAATAATGACAATTGACGGACGGCGTGCACAGCACCAGCGGTTTTCAGAGTCTTAGGGCGGGCTCAATCTTTTTCCGTTAAGAAACTTGCATCGTCGCGGATGCAACCTCCTTTCACGGTCACAACTGGTGGTCGGTTATGGTGCTGGCAGGACTGTCATTTAGATAAATACAGGGCTTATAGCTCAGTGGTAGAGCAGTGGTCTTTTAAGCCATATGTCACAGGTTCGATTCCTGTTAAGTCCTATTGATTAATCGAAGAAGGAAGGTGTAAAGGTTGCTGAGTGTATCAGAGATACAGAAATTTATAGATAATGACATTGTATCAGAGAAGAAAAAGTTTGCCGGTGTTGGTCAAAGATACTACGAAGGTGAACACGACATAAGAAACTATAGATTATTTTACTACAATTCAGATGGAAAACTGATAGAAGATAAGGTGCGGTCGAATGTTAAGATCAGTCACCCGTTCTTTACTGAGCTTTCGGATCAACTGTCAGCCTATATGCTTTCGTTTGATGAAAACCCAATGGTTGCCAAGGATACGGCGGAAGGGTTACAGGAGCATCTGGATAACTATTTTGATGATGAGTTCTGGTCAGAGATTGGCGATGTGATCACAGGATCATACACGAAGGGATTCGAGTATCTGTTCGCATATAAGAATGCCGATGATCGGCTTACATTTATGTGTGCAGACAGCATGGGCGTAGTAGAGTGTAGAGAAAAGGATACTTCAGATCATAAGCGATACATTATATATCACTATGTGGACCGTATAGAACAGGGAAAGAAAGTAATCCGAAAGATTCAGGTATGGTCTGAAGCAGAAACATTTTATTATATTCAGGATGGTCTGAATGGAAAGATTGTTCAGGATGAATCTGAACCGGTGAATCCAAGACCACACATCGTATTTACTGATCAGAAGACAGGTAAGAAGATGGGGTGTTCGCTGGGATATATCCCGTTCTGGCGATTGGATTACAACAAAAAGCAGTTTAGTGGATTGAAACCAATCAAGGGCCTGATAGATGATTATGACATCATGCAATGTGGGTTATCCAACAATCTAAAGGATTTTGATACACCGCTGTATGTGGTGAAAGGATTCCAGGGTGACAACCTGGATGAATTGCAACAGAACCTGAAAACTAAGAAGATTGTTGGAACAGATTCGGAAGGTGATGTGGAAGTCAGAACTGTTGACATTCCATATCAGGCCCGCAAGGCAAAAGCTGATGAGGATGAAAAGAACATATATCGGTTCGGTATGGGATTCAATTCATCACAGGTCGGAGATGGGAATATCACAAATATAGTGATCAAAAGTAGATATGCACTGCTGGATCTGAAAGCGAATAAGCTTGAGAGAAGATTGAAAAAAATGTTGAAACAGCTTTTGAAGGTTGTTCTGGATGAAATCAATCAGCAGAACGGGACGGGCTATCAGATTTCAGATGTCAAGTTCGAATTCACACGATCTATCATGATGAATGAATCGGAGAATATAGCGAATGAAAAGACAGAAGCAGATATCCAACAGGTAAGAATCAATACAATCTTGAATATGGCTGCACAGATTGGTGATGAGCAGACACTGAAAGCATTATGTGACGTTATGGACTGGGATTTTGATGAGTTGAAAGAACAGCTGAAGAATGCAGATAGCAGTACAGCACAGGATGCAAGAACGGCATTAGGTGCTATTATTCCTGATGATCCGAATAATCTAGACGATGAAACAATCGAGGAATAGGTGATAGGCTATGAAGTACCGTGAGAAGATTGTTCAGATGGAATTCTTGTATGATGAGGACCGTGTGATCAGACGGCTACAGGCTGTATATAATCAAGCTCTAAAAGATATAACACAGAAGGCTAATGCTCTTCAGGAAGAAATCTATAAGATACAGGATAAATATAATTCTATTGAGGATGAACAGGAACGGGAAACGCTAAAGAGCATGGAACGTTCTAAGGTGTACCAGAAGCAGTATCAGGATGCACTTAAGGCGCAAGTGAACAGTATCCTGGATAAGATGCACCGAAAGGAATTTAAGACGGTTAATAAGTACTTGAATGACTGCTATGACAAGGCATTTACTGGGAATATGTATGTATTACACGGCGAAGGGATTCCTTTGATCGTTCCGATAGATCAGGAAAAAGTTGTCCGGGCGGTACAGGTTAATAGTAAGATCAGCAAGGGATTGTACTCACGATTAGGTGAGGATGTAGATCTTCTGAAACGGAAGATAACAGCGCAGATTAGCCGTGGGGTTGCTACTGGCATGAGTTACTCACAGATGGCTCAGCAGTTGGCCGGATATACCAAGACTGGCTATAACAATGCTGTCAGAATCACAAGAACGGAAGGACATAGAATACAGCAAAAATCTACAATGGATGCCTGTTACGCAGCAAGAGAGCGTGGAGCTGATGTTGTGAAGCAGTGGGATGCTACAATGGATGCCAATACCAGAGAATCACACCAAATGGTTGATGGAGAGATCAGGGAACTGGATGAGAAGTTTAGCAACGGGTTGATGTATCCGGGAGATCCGTCAGGAAATGCAGCGGAAGTAATCAATTGCAGATGCATACTTTTGCAGCGTGCAAAATGGGCATTGGATCAAAAAGAACTGGATCGGTTGAAAGAAAGAGCTTCTTTTTACGGATTGGATAAAACAAAGAGTTTTGATGAATTCAATAAAAAATATATAGGAACTGTGGAAAATTCTAAAGGCAACAAAATAAAGATGGATTTGCAATTTTTTGCGAAAATCCCAGATGAGAAATTAACGGAATATGCATTAAATTTTGAACATCCTACAGGTAAAGAAAAAGCAAAAGCTTTTAAAGAAGCACTTGGATATACAAAAGAAAGTTATACAGACTTAAAAACAAAAATACTTGATTCTTTTGATGAAAAAGAGTTAGTATATAAGAGAGAAGACAAATACGGAAAGCGCTATGAGCAGATTATGCAGATAACAGGACCGAATGGAAAAACAGCAAATGTATTAACAGCATGGATTAAAGATAACGACAACGCTGAACCAAGGCTAACATCGATTTATGTAGACAAGAGGTGAGAACTATGAAACAATATGATGTAGTTAAATTAAAGGATGGGCGAATAGGGACCATAGTTGAACTTTTTGAAGATGCTTGCGAAGTTGACATTGGTGATTCTCCTACTAACTGGGAAACAATTACTGTTGATAAGAAAGATATTGAAAAAGTATTATAGATACCACTGATCATAATGATTGGTGGTATTTTTGTACTCATTTTTAAGAAAGGAAGAGGTAAAAGAACATGAGATTTGACAAAGCATTTAAAATAATGAAGCAGGGAAGCAAAGTGAAACTTCCATCTTGGGGCGGTTATTGGTTTTGGTCAAAAGAGAAACAGACTATTATCATGCACACAAAAGATGGCGAAGAACTGGATATCAGAGAGACACAGATTCCAGATTATACGTTTGGAAATATCTGTTCTGATGAATGGGTGCTGGCAGATGGAGAAAATTGTCCGGAACTGGGAGGAGAAGCTACATTTTCATTTGGGGAAGCAATTAAATATCTGAAACGTGGAATGAAAGTGGCACGTAAAGGTTGGAATGGTAAAGGAATCTATCTGGAAATGTATTCGCCAGAAGTCAATCTTGAAACTATTGCAGAAGCAGTGCATAACGCATGGTGGGAAGAAAAGAAAAAACAGGGAGTTACAGATCACCCGGATATGATTCCATATTCTGAACTGAGTGAAGAAGTGAAAGAATACGACAGAGTTACAGCAAGAACAACTATTGAAGCATTCAATTATATGACGCATTCGTTCATATATATCAACACTACTGGATTACAGACAGAAAATCCTTATGCGCCTAAAAATAAAGTGCCGTGGACAGCGTCTCAGGCTGATATGCTGGCAGAGGATTGGAAATTTGCAGAATAGGAAAGGCGGTGATCCAATTATCTCCCAGCTATGGGTGAAATAGTGGGTGGCGGGTGGCAAGGACAAGGATATATTGATTTAAGGCATCGAAGGATGTCTTTTTTTAATGCCATTTCATCCACAGGGATGTAAAACACTATTCCGCAGATCATGGACGAGACATGTAAAAAGCGTAAGAAAGGGGAAATACAAAATGACATTAGAAGAATTATTAAAAAAGCAGGGGTTATCGGATGAACAGATTAAGGCGATTACAGCAGGCATGAAAGAGAATAAGATTTACACTGCCAGTGAGGAAAATCTGGATATTCGATACGGAAAACTGAAGACAGACTACGACAACCTGACAACTCAGCATGGAGAATCAACGAAATTGATTGAACAGCTGAAGGCAGGAACAAAAGATAGCGATAAGCTTCAGGAAAAGATTACAGCATATGAAACACAGGTGGCAACACTGCAGAAAGAACTTGATAATACAAGGCTTGAATCTGCTATCAAGGTTGCACTTATGGATGCAAAGACAGATGATGTCGGCTATATGGCATTCAAGCTTAAAGAAGGCGGATCACTGGAACTTGATGATGATGGAAATATTAAGGGGATTGATGAGAAGATTTCCAACTTAAAGACTCAGTATCCAACTCATTTTGATTCAGTGAATAATCCGGGACCAAGAGAGATTGATCCGAAACCGCTTCCAGAGGGTGATCACAATAATGATGTACAGCCGAAGAATCTGGCTGATGCGCTTCGTATGCAGTATGAAGAAAATGAAAAATAGAAAGGTTAAAATGGTGAAAGTCAATGGCACTTATGCTGAATGATATGAAAGAAGGCGTATCTGATAAGGTAGCCGAGAAGGTAGTAGATACTTTCTTAAGAGAATCAGAAATCTTACAGATGTTACCGTTTGATAATACAGTAAGTCCGCAGGGCGGATCTACACTCACATATAGCTATATGCAGAAACAGATTCCATCAACAGCTGCATTTCGTAAATTAAATGCGGAATATACAGACAGTGAAGCAAAACTTGTAAAGAAATCAGCTGACCTGAAAATCTTTGGTGGAAAATTCAAAATGGATCGTGTCCTCAAACAGGCGGAAAACAAGTTTAACAATATGGCATTCCAGATGGAAGAGAAGATTGCAGCTGCAGTTTCACTGTTCCATTACACACTAGTTAATGGAGATTCAACAACTCAGACAGATTCGTTTGATGGACTTGACAAGATGCTTGCAGGTACTACATCAGAATTTAATAGCAAAGCGGTTATTGATATCTCTGACATTACAAAAATGAAAGCAAACGCTGATCAGTTATATGAAGCATTACAGATTCTTATTCGTGAAACAGATGCAGATGCACTTTTGATGAATACCAACATGATTTCTAAAGTGCAGACAATGGCTCGTATACTGGGATATCGAACAGAAACAGAGGAAGCATTTGGAAAGAAGGTTACCTCATTAGATGGTGTTAGATTTATGGATTTAAAGAATCATTATACAGTAACTGGCGGAACAACTGTTACAGCAAATGCGTGCGTTAAGGACGGAATTTCCAGAACTTTATCTGGTTCATCTGCGACTACAGGTCTGACAGACATCTATGCTGTTAAGTTTGATGTAAATGACGGATTCCATGCTGCTACTATTACAGGAAGCTCAGCTATCAGTCAGTACCTTCCAGACTTTAATCAGCCAGGAGCTGTAAAAGACGGCGAAGTAGAAATGGTTGCGGCAACAGTTCTGAAGAATACAAAACATGCGGGTGTTCTCAGAAATATCAAGATTGCGTAATTGGAAGGAGAAAGAGACATGGCAGGAAAGAAAAAAGAAGAATTAAAAACATACAAGGTTACGGTAAATGGAAATCCGGGATATTGCGGAGAAGGTGCCGGTGGTGCACAGTTCGCACACGGAGAAGCATTGATCACAAGTGAGCGCCTTGCTAAATGGTTTGGCGAACATGAAGGATATACTGTTACCGAAATCAAAACAGATTCGAATGATGGAACACCGGGAGAACAGTAGGAAGGCGGTGCAGTTATGATCCTGTCGGTAGAAAGGGCAAAATGGTTAATCGACTTTAAGGACTGGCCAATAGAGCGGATTGAACAGAAGCTAAAAGCAATCGAGCAAACCATCCGCTCTTATACGAACAACAACTTCCAGAATAGAAAGATTCGATCAGCAGGTGTTGTATCATCGTCGAAACTCAATGTAATAAATAAACTTTATGGATTGTCGATTGGAGATACAGTACAAATAACGGAAAGTATGTTCAATGACGGATTATATACAGTAAAAGGAATAGAAGAGAACGCGATTGTACTGGATAAAGAGTTAATCGATGAATGCTATGCACTGATCACAAAAGTAGAGTATCCAGATGATGTGATCGAGTGCTGTATTAATCTGTGCGAATGGGAAGTAAAGAACCGTGGAAAAGTCGGAATAAAGGTAGAAACATTGTCTCGCCATTCGGTTACATACTTTGATCAGGACGCATCTAATCAGATGAATGGCTACCCAGTAAGTCTGTTAGGCTGTCTGAAACCGTATAGAAAGGCAAGGTGTTGATTGTGTCTGATATTGGTGGAAACACAACAGCAATCTTACAGGTGCAGAGTGAAAATGGTGTTGATGAGATTGGCAATCCGGTAATTAGCTGGGAAGAAGCTGGCTCCTATCCGGGATGGCTTGATTTAGTATCTGGAAACTCACCCGTCCAGAACTATAATGCCAAGATATCAGAGTCCAGTCATTACTATATTACTGATTATTATCGGGCGCTTGCCAATCAGGATCCTGAGGTGTGTAGAATGCTGATAGATGGAAAAATCTATGATGTACAGTGGATTGATGATCCGATGGGAATGCATGAACATCTGGAAATCTACCTGAAAGCTGTAGGAGGTGTTGGGAGTGGCACAGATTGAGTTTGAAGACAATACAGAACAGATCATTGAAGAAATGCAATTAAAGGCTATTGCATGGCTGGAAGAAGCTGGTGGAGAGATTAAGTCTCAGGCTGCTTCCAATTCCAGACGTGCAAGCGGAGAGACTGCGGGAAGCTTTCGGCATGAAGTAGATACCGAAAACATGGTGTGTGCTATCGGCTCAGATCTTGAAAATGCATTATGGGAAGAATTTGGTACTGGTGAATATGCATTGAATGGTGATGGCCGCTCCGGTGCTTGGTACGTGCCGGTTAAATCGTATACTGGAAAAAGGAAACCGACCTATAACGGAAAAGTAGTAATCGTGCACGGAAAAAACGGTGTGGATTTCTACAAGACCAATGGCAAGCGTGGAACAAGAGCATTGTTTAATGCGTTCAATTCGCTAAAAGGACCAGTACAGAATAAGGCACAAATGAATTTTAAGGATTTAGGTGATTAGTATGACGCAAGAGATATTAAGACACATGAATCTTAAATTAAAAGAATTGCTTCCATATCAGTTCTATGAATGGAGGACAAAAGCAGAATATCCCTACTGGATAGGGGAATATTCGGAAACTCCAGATACATCTGAGGATGGATCGGGCGAAGATGTAATGATGATAACAGGAACAACAAAAGGCAGCGTGATGGACCTTGAGAATGGAAAGGAAGTGCTTCAAAAGGCATTTCCTACACTTTCAGGTTATCACGCTGTTCTTGATTCTGGAACACATATTATTGCGTATTATGACACTTCAGCAATGATCCCGACAGATGGAAACGATATAAATAGGATACAGGTTAATTTAAAGATCAAAAGTTGGAAGGTGAACGAATAATGGCAAATGAATGGACAAATTGGAAAGAACATGGAATCACCAAAGATACACCAGATTCTATTCTGTTTGGTGCTGGAACAATCCATCAGGGATTAACGTTTTCTGGTGACAAATGGAATTTTGCAGAATCAATCATAGGAGCAACTAATGGTGGATCGAAAGTGTCTATGAAACCTGAAGTACAGGATATTGAAGTGGATGGAAAGTTGATTAAAGCAAAAGGCTTGATGATGAAGGTTGGGGAAACGGCAACAATGGAAATCAACTTTGCGGAGATCAGCCCGGAAATTATCAAGAAGGGCTTGATCGCCCAGGAAGGAAATTCGACAGCAACCGGATATAAAGTTATTGAAAGTAAACCGGATATCGAAGCAGGTGACTATTTTGAAAACTTTGCGTTTGTTGGACGAACCGTATCAAAAAAACCAATTATTGTTATTTTTGATGATGCCCTGTGTACATCTGGTTTTGAACTGGATGCAAAAAATAAATCTCAGTCTTCACCAACAGTGACGGTTGAATGCGTGGGTGATGTTAACAAAGATGAAGCGTTAAAGGTACTTCCGTACCACATCTATTACCCAGATCCGGCAGCTAGTCAGTCGGAAGATGTATCTGGCAAAGCTGTTGTTGATGGACCAGAAGAAAACGAAGAATAACAGAAGGTAAAAAGTAACGAAAGGAAGGATTGTAATGGTAGAAAGAAATTATGAATTAAGAAAATTATGTGCTGATGATATTTTCCCGATGGTCAATATTATTTCAAAAATCGGTATTGAAAATATGGCAGACTGCTTCGATGCAAAAGAAATGGCAGACATCATGAACAGTGTAGATTCAACTTTAGATGAAGCAGATGGAAAAGAAAGCTCAGATAATGCGATGGCTGATGTACTTACGAAGCAGATTGGTATCAAAGTAATTATGAAGCTGGTTGGGCTGCTCTTGAAGAATCTTGGAAAAATTAAGAGAGAACTGTATCAGTTTCTTGCCGGTCTGTCTGGAATGACTGAAAAAGAGATCGCTACTCTGCCACTGGGGACATTTACACGGATGATTGTAGATGTTTTCAAAAAAGAAGAGTTTTCAGATTTTTTTCAGGTTGTATCAGGATTGCTCAAATAGGGCAGTTTCAATTTCTGGATCAGCTGTTTAAGCGCTATCATGATCCACTGCGATTGGTAAGTTGGTATATTCAATCATGCAGTTTCTTACAATTTGTAGGAGATTTTTCAGAGGCATACAACAAAGAACTGCGCTGGGAAGTGTACCTGCATAAAGTATGGGACAAGACTTTTGAAGAGTATGAAGAAGGCGTAAACGAAGAAGTTCAGCGGATTGAAACATCTCACATGAGTGAAACTGAATAGGAAAATGTTATTGCTGATAGTATGTCCATATTACAATCTTTCCAGCCTTCAGAATAGGAGGTATAGATGGATTTATTTAAGCTTGTCGGTACGATTGCGATTGATACTGCAAATGCAGAAAAATCGTTAAATGATGTACATAAACAAGTCGCTGATACCGAAAAGGCAGTGTCGGAAGGCTGCGATAAAGTGAAACAGTCTTCCGAAAAAGCGGGAAATAGTGCCACGAAAGCTGGAAAGACAGCGGAAGAAGCTGGAAAAAAAGCGAAAAAAGCCGGAGAAGATGCCGGAAAAGGTGGCCAAGAATCCGAAAAGAGTGGCAATAAATGGGATGAATTCGGTAAGAAGATAGAAAAGGCCGGAACAAAGGTCACGGGAATCGGGAAGAAAATAGAAAAAGCCGGTGATGCAGTAGGTAAAGTCGGAAAGAAATTCGCTCCGCTGTCCGCCGCTGCAGCCGGAACATTGACTGCGGTAACAAAGGGCGCATCTGATTTTCAGAATGGTATGGCAAAGATGTCAACCTTATTTGATACGTCACAGGTATCCGTTCAGAAATTATCCAAAGAATTCCTGAATCTATCGAATGAAACAGGAAAAAGCGCAGTAGAACTTACGGAAGCTGGCTATCAGGCGTTGTCAGCATCTGTACCAGTTGAAAAGCTGGGAGGTTTTATCCGTACATCTGCTAACATGGCAAAAGTCGGATTTACGGATACTGCAACATCTGTGGATCTGTTGTCTACAGCTGTAAATGCTTATGGTTTGGAAGCTGATCAGGCGGACAACATAGCGAATAAGCTGGTAAACACACAGAATCTTGGTAAAACATCTGTAAACGAATTGGCATCCAGCATGGGTAAAGTTATCCCGACTGCAGCTGGTATGAATGTTAATCTGGATCAGCTGTGTACGATGTATACCCTTATGACGAAACAGGGTATTGCTACTGCAGAATCTACCACATATATGAACAGTATGTTGAATGAGCTTGGTGATTCTGGTACGGATGTAGGAAAGGTTCTGAAAGAAAAGACTGGTAAATCATTCCAGGATCTGATGAAGGATGGAAAAACAACTGGCGATGCATTAAAAATCTTAAAAGATTACTCAAAAGAGACTGGAAAGGCATTCAACGAATTATGGGGCAGTCAGGAAGCCGGAAAGGCGGCTATGGCACTCTTAAATGATTCGGCCGGTGATTTCAATGAAACAATGGGATCAATGGCTAATGTAGCTGATCTGGTTGGTCAGGGACTCGAAAAGATGAATACGCCATCAGCTAAAATGGCAAAAGCTCTTAACCGGATTAAAAACAGCGGTATCGAATTGGGTTCCGTATTGCTTACTACGGTAGCTCCTTATGTTGAGCAGTTCACTAAAAAAGTAGAAGAACTTACAGAAAAATTCAATAAGATGCCGGATAGTCAGAAAAAAATGGTCCTGGTTATGCTTGCAGTTGTTGCTTCGATTAGTCCTGTTCTTGCCATAATGGGGAAATTAATCAAGGTGTTTGCAGATGGACCTATTGCTGTAGGAAACCTGATGAAAGGATTCGGCAAGCTTCAGACAGCAATCGCCGGCATAAACGCCCCTGTGGTGGCAATTGTTGCCGTGATAGCAGTTCTAGTTGCTGCATTTACGCATCTGTGGAATACGAATGAAAACTTCAGGAATAACATGATTGCAATATGGGATCAGATACGAGGCAAGATTTCATCATTCGTTGACAATGTGAAAGAGAGGTTTTCTGGTCTAAATATTTCTTTTGAAGATATCGTAAGCACGTTGAAAGCAATATGGGATGGGTTTTGTGAAATTTTAGCACCGGTATTTGAAGGTGCTTTTGCTGCGTTGGCTGATACTATCACAACGGTATGTGATGTTCTGATAGGTATATTAGATACATTCATAGGACTGTTTACTGGAAACTGGGAGCAGTGCTGGACTGGAATACAGGAAGTATTCGGCGGAATATGGGAAGGTATAAAAGCAGTACTTACAGATGTATTAGAAGCATTAAAGGGAGTGATAGATACATTCCTTGGATGGTTCGGGACTGATCTCGATACAGTTTGGTCAGAAATTACATCAACGGTTGAATCTGTGTGGAATGGCATAGTTGATTTCTTCGCTTCTGTTTGGAATGGGATTACAAGTGCAGCATCTTCTGCATGGGAAACAATTAAGAATGTGATTACAGTTGCGATTATGCTGATTGGTGAAATTATATCTGCAGCAGTTCAGATTATATCTCTTCCGTGGAGATTTATCTGGGAGAATTGCAAGGAATATATCATTGCAGCATGGGAAACAATTAAAAATGTAATCTCATCTGCATTGAACACCATAAGCAGTGTAATTTCTGCTGGATGGAATGCTATATCAGCCGTGGTTTCGCCAGTGATTGATACGATTATCAATATTGTGAGCAGTGGATGGAATCTGATCAGTAGTGTTGTTTCGAATGTTGCTCAGGGGATACTTGGAGTTGTGTCATCCGTTTGGAATTCAATCAGCGGTGTCGTTTCGAGCGTAATGGGAACTATCAGCAGTGTAATGTCGAGCGGATGGAATGCCGCAAAAGGTGTGGTAACCAGTGCAATCAGTGGCATTAGATCGGTTATATCATCAGGACTTCATAGTGCAAGTTCGGTAGTATCCAGTGTGCTAAGTGGTATTAAAAGCCGATTTAGTAATATTTGGAATGGATGTAAGAGCGTTGTGAGCAGTGCAATCAATCATATCAAGAGCGCCATGAATTTTAGCTGGTCACTCCCAAAACTAAAATTACCTCATCCGAAAATTGAAGGGAAATTTAGTCTTGATCCACCATCTGTGCCGCATTTCTCTATTGACTGGTATGCTAAGGCTATGGATGCCGGAATGATTATGAATAGGCCTACAGTATTTGGCTATGATGCGGTATCAAATAAGCTTATGGCTGGTGGAGAAGCTGGAAGCGAGACCGTTGTTGGAACGCAGAGTCTGATGAACATGATACAGGATGCTGTAAATAACAGCGGAAACAGGGATGACGGAGCAATCCAGGCATTGCTAGAAGCCATCTATAATTGGATGCGTAACGGAGGACTGTACACACTGTTAATTGATGCACTGACGAATGGTGTAGAAGTTGAATTTGATAACAGAGAAATTGCAAGGTTGGTGAAAAAATATGCTTGATACAGCAAAGTATGTGAATCACCTGAATCAGAGTATTGACTTTGGTTCAGGTGGCATTTTTATTACAGATTCTGAGCTTAGGGATTATAAATGGGAATATGATACGGATTATGATGAGATAACCAACTTCCGTAAGGGCGTTAAAGAGAAGAAGATGAAGATAATCATATCAACAGCTACAGAAGAAGAAGGGATCGCAAAAAGAAATGCAGTCTGCCGGATTTTCGAAGCAGATATCCTTGCAAACCAGGCAGGAAAGTTGTATCAGGACGGCTATTACCTTAATTGCTATATCGTAGCATCAAAAAAAGCAAAATGGTATTTGACGAAGCAGTATATAGAGATCGAAGTAACCATTGCAACAGATCAGCCTGACTGGGTACAGGAAAGAGAGTACAACTTCCTGAAGATAGAAGGTAAGACAGTTGAAATGGATGGTCTGAAGAAATACCCATACAAATATGGATACTATTATCTGAATCAGGTATCATCTTCCTCGATCAGCAACCCAGCTATTACAGAATCAGATTTTGTTCTTCGTATATATGGTTCCACGTCAAAGCCGCTTGTGAAAATTGGAGATAATACCTATCAGGTAAATGTATCACTGAGTATCGGTGAACGATTAGAGATTGACTCCCGGAGAAAAACAGTAAAGCTGATTCATACTGACGGGTATACAGAAAATGTTCTCTGGTCAGCCGCAAAAGGGCACTACATCTTTGAGAAGATTGCGTCCGGCACACAGATTATTGCGTGGGATGGTAGTTTCGCGTTCGACTTAATTTTGATTGATAAAAGGAGTGAACCGTTGTGGAAGTAATGTATGCAGACATAAACAGGCTTCCACAAGGGAGCCTTGAAAAGTATTCGATTGATCTGGAACTTGGCGGCGGCAATGACTTCGAGCTCCAGATGAACGTGAGAAATCACTGTATGAGTGCCGGATGTATCTGGTATGTTGAAAATGAAGAATACGGCGGTATTGTAGATGATGTAAAAGTTGATACTGATAAATCTAAGGTATATTATTCTGGGCGATCTTGGCGTGGTATTCTGGAAAAGAAGGTAATCAGACCAGACACTGGAAAAGATTATCTGACGGTATCTGGGGATGCAAATGACATTCTTGCGTTGCTGATAAAACGCTGCGATCTGGTAGATCTGTTTGTGGTTCCGGACATGTCTTCCGGGATACAGATAAGTAGCTATCAGTTTCCGAGATACATTGATTTGTATTCCGGTATTGTGAAGATGCTGTCCTCTGCCGGGGCAAAACTGAAAATCACCTATGATGACAAGGAATCTTGTGTGAATATATCAGCTATCCCAATCAGCGATTTGTCAGAAAAATATGAGTATTCTGATGATTACGGAATGAAAATAATAATCGAAAAGAAAAAAGGCGGGACAAACCACCTGATCTGTCTCGGAGCTGGCGAGTTGGCAGCCAGAACGGTGATTGATCTGTATGTAGGTAAGAATGGTGAGATAACAGAAAAGCAGGCATATTTCGGGGAATATGAAATAGCTGAAATATATGATTATGGAAACTCCGGATCCAGTTCTGAGTTAAAAGAGAAAGGAATCGAAAAACTTAAGGAATTAAAAAGTTCAGATTCGGTATCGGCATCTTTTCAAAAGCTGGATGTTGATATCGGAGATATTGTTGGTGGCAGGAACCGGGCGACTGGGATAGTATTGAAGGAACAGATAACACAAGAAATTGTAAAAATAAAAAATGGTATTGAAACTATAACATATAAGGTTGGTGAGGAATAATGGCAAATTATCTTGATACCGGAGATACCGGACGTGCAGTCAGTGCAGAATCTGACGGGGCGTTACTTGCCGGTATTTTCGGAAGTGCGAAATATGTACTGGAAAATGGCAGTCAGTTCAAGGCTGAAGTACAGTCGAATAATATTGTGAAAATTTCTGATGGTGATGCGGTCATGTATGGGCGACACGTAAGAATACCAGCAAATGACAGTGCACTGGTGACAATTAACAACGGACATTCCGGCACGAACAGAATCGATTTGATCGTGTTCCGTTACACAAAAGACAGCACCGGAAAAGAAATGGTTGATCTGGCGGTGATTCAGGGAGAAGATTCTACCGGGACAGCTGCAGCACCTGCAACAATTGACGGAGATATATTAACAGGAGCGATGCAAGCGGATTTTCCATTATACAGAGTTGAACTTAATGGACTTAATATAGTTAGTGTAACAGCAATGTTTGACGTGATTGGGAACATTTCGAAGATCACAAAGACAAATAAGGATTTG